AAGGTTCTTAGCATACTATCCAACTTCACCTGCCAACGTGACGGCAAGGAATATGGCTCAGTTGATAGTTGGACACCCGAACGCGCACTCGCAATTGACTCAATGTCAGGCATCAGCACAATGGCCTTCACCATGATGGTTGGAGCAAAACCCACTGCTCATATGGGGGAGTGGGGCGTGGCGATGAACGCGGAGTTACGCCTACTACAAAAACTTGCCTCCGATGTCAAGTGCTTTTTAACCATCACCGGGCATATTGAGACTGAGATGGATGAAACCATTGGAAGGCCTCAACTAATGCTGTCCGCTCTTGGCAAGAAGAACGCACCAAAAATACCCAAGGATTTTTCAGATGTTGTCTACGCTTACCGCGAAGGCACAGACTTCTTCTGGTCAACTGTTGCTAACAACATTGACTTGAAGACCCGCACGCTTCCGTTGAAGGACAAGATCAACCCAAGCTTTATGCAAATGGTTGAGGCCCGAAACAAGCGTGTGGCTATAACTGCTAACTCTAACACTGAAACGGAGACATAAACATCATGAGTACTTTTGACGCCGATACCTTCCTTGGCACGGAGACCGATGCGCCAATGGAAACGCACTTCAAACCTGTACCTGAAGGCGAATACACAGCGATGATCGACGCAGTTGTTGCGAAAGAAGTCAATGACAGCCCTGTGTTGGATGTCACTTATATAATCCTTGACGATGCACTTAGGACTGAGATGAACATGGAGCGTGTTTCTGTCCGTCAAAGTATCTTCATCGACATGGAATCCGATGGGCGAATTGCCCTTGGCGAAAATCGGAACGTCAAGCTTGGCAAGCTGCGTGAGGCCCTTGGCCAAAACAACGCGGGTGCTTGGGCGCCACGTATGCTTGTGGGTGCAGGCCCTGTCACCATCAAGACAATAAACAAGCCGGATAAGAACGATCCAGAAACCATCTACTCCAACGTCCAGCGTGTAGCTGCTGCGGCGTAGCAAGCATTATCTAGTAGTGGGCTTAGTCTCACATAGCTAGATAATAGGGGAGGAGCCCCTCGTTATACCTCATTGCGAAAGGGCTCCTCTCTTTTCCTATCCCCTTCGAATAGGGAGATTTATAATGAGTATCGAGTTATACCCCGAGCAGCAACTCGGCTATGATGCAGTACAAGAATGGTGGAGATCACTTAACTGGGAGGAAAACGAACTTGATAATACTAAGGTTTTAACCAACGACAGTACTCAAGTCTTTCGACTATTCGGCTATGCTGGCACCGGCAAAACTACAATCATACATGTACTTATCGAGGACTTAAAGGTCAAAGTTTGTTCCGCTGCGTTTACCGGCAAGGCTGCGTTGGTGATGACGAGGAATGGCTTGGAGGCTACGACGGTTCACTCGCTCATCTACAAGCCGGTGTTTCCTGACAAAGCTGAGGTTAAGCATCTACGTGGTTTGATCAAAGAAGCAGTCGAAGGCAAGCAGCCCCAAGAAAAAATAAAGAAGCTTCGACAAGCTTTGAAAGGCGCCAATGAAATTAGCTTCGTTGCAAACGATGAGAGCACTTTGCTTGACGCCGATCTATTGGTGCTTGATGAGTGCTCCATGATTGACGACGAGATGGCTGAAGACTTACTGGCCTTTGGTAAACCAGTGTTAGTTCTTGGTGATCCAGGACAGCTACCTCCAATATCGGGGGCCGGTGCGCTCACCAATGACAAGCCGGACATTTTGTTGGAGAAGATTCATCGCCAAGCCGAAGACAATCCAATAATCAAGATGTCGATGCAAGCACGTGCGGGCGTTTCGATCCCTCATAGCAACCTCGGCAACACCAAGCACATCTCGAAATTCGACCTCAAACCGGAGGACGTTCTCGCCGTTGATCAGATACTGGTCGGCAAAAACAAAACTCGGTTTGAGTGGAACATGAGGATTAGGAGCTTCCTTGGCTTTGAAGGCCCCTATCCTGTACCAGGGGACAAGTTGATTTGCCTTCGCAACAATATGAAGAAGAAGTTGTTCAATGGCTTGCTTTGCACGGTTGTTAAGGTTGGAGAGGACTACCCTACTTATATCAACTACGAGATCCTAACTGAGGACGATCAAACTATGCACGTTGACATATTGCGGTGCCACTTCGATGAGTACCGAGCGCCGGGAGTTGTAAAGACGATGCAGTGGTGGGATAAGCAGGAAGCTGAAGAGTTCGATTACGGGTACGCTATTACTGTCCACAAATCCCAAGGCAGCCAATGGGATGACGTCTTGTTCTATGATGATAAGTTCTTTGTCTGGGATAAGGCCAATAGAAAGCGTTGGCTGTATACAGGGATTACTCGTGCCGCAAATACTTTGCTATTGGTAAGCTAAATGGCAATAGGTTTCACTCGCGGCTACATAACTTCCGAGTCGTCCATCAAATCTCTCATGGCAGCCGCCGCGGGTGATCCTATCAAGTACGGCGTCATGGTATTCTCTGACACCGGAAGTACATCGGGGGCTCGAGGGGCCGTCGTCGTTTTAACAGAGGCGGAGTTAGTACAGCTTCGGTTGTGCGAAAAGCCAACAATCAAACTGGAGATACAGAATGGCGCTGCTGCTGCACGAGAGCCTGATATTCATGAGAAAGACGAACCAACGCAAGAACCTGTCGGTAGCGGGGACGCAGAACCTGACGGAGAGCATCCTGGCAGTCGGGCTACTGCACCCGATAGTAGTGAGGACGATGCGTGACGAAGAGTTCGACATTCCCCCTGATACTGCCGATCACGAGCCCATATACCAACTCGTTGTCGGCGAACGGCGGCTCCATGCCATAAGGAAAATCTATCAGACTGACGAGGCAACCTTTTCTCATGATGGAGTCGTTGTCCCGCATGGACTTATACCGGTAACGGACCTTGGGCTTGACGACGCTGCCTCCGTCTTTGAGGCCGAACTTCACGAAAACATAATTAGAGTTGACCTTGATTGGAAGGATCGAGTACGTGCGATTGACGACTTGCATAAGCTTCGCCAAACGCAAAACCCAACTCAGACGGTGCAAGATACCGCCGCAGAACTCAATCCAGTATCTCCCAAGTCAGGTATGGTGCGGGACGAGATTGCTCGTGCAAGGGTTGTAGCGGAGCGCATGGATGATCCAGCCATAGCTGGAGCACGCAGTGCTAATGAGGCATACAACCTTGCCTCGCGCCAAATTGAAGCTGAGTTCCTTGCAGATTTAGCAAACCGTGGTCTGTCTAGTAAGGGCAAACATGAATTGTTCTTTGGCGACTGTGTTGACGTCATGCAGGATTTCATAAACGCCGATACAAAGTTCGACCTTATCATAGCTGACCCGCCTTATGGTATGGGAGCTGACAAGTTTGGTGATGCCGCCAAGAACGTCCACACTTATAAGGACGATAGGGATACTGCTATACAGATTGCCAAGAACATATTCGACCTTGGTTACAAGGCCACAAAGGACGACGCACACTTGTATTTGTTCTGCGACATTGATAATTTCACTACACTTCGAGATGTAGGAAGCTCCTGTGAATGGGATGTTTTTCGTACTCCTTTAATTTGGAACAAACTTGGAGGTGCTGGCCATGCACCAATCGGCGCTAGAGGATTTCAGCGAACTTATGAACTATTGTTATTTGCTTCAAAAGGGCACAAGCCATTTGCCTCACTGTACTCAGATGTAATGACGTTTAATGCAGTTAATAACAAAGTTTATGCTGCTCAAAAGCCGGAGGAACTGTACAAACATTTGATCAAACAGAGTTGCCTTCCACAATCTCTAGTGCTTGATCCTACCTGCGGTATGGGAACCGTCTTCCGTGCTGCTCAAGCCGCAGGCTGTACAGGTTATGGAATTGAGATAAACAAAGAGGCTCATGGTTTAGCCTTAATCACACTAGATGAGTTGAACAAAAAATGAGTGACTCCTTCTTCCCCGAAGATATATTTTATGGCAGTACTGGACCACATGATGCTGCCATAATGATAGTTGGCGAGAGTTGGGGTTCAACTGAGAACCAACAGAAGCTATGTTTTGTTGGCGCGTCAGGAAAAGAACTGCGCGAGAGGTTGCTGCCGGAATGTAACATCGACCCTGACAAGTGTTATATGACTAACGTAATACCAGCTCACCCAAGCGGCAACCAAATGTCGGAGTTTTTCACCAAGACGGTTGCGGCAAAAAAGTTGAGACTTGAGCCTACTAAGGGGTTGTTTCCTAAACCAATTATATTGGAGGCCGTCAACCGTCTACACCAACAGATCGCGGCGGTCAAGCCCAAAATAATTATCGGCTTTGGTAACTATACCTTATGGGCGTTAACCGATGACTGTTTCAGCATCGGAGATGAATATGGTTATAAAGTCCCAATGGGCATAATTAGCTGGCGCGGAAGCCAACTATATACGGCAAGAACCGTCTTTGAAATGGCTGAAGTTCCCTACCTTCCAACAATTCATCCTGCTGCTTATCTTAGAAATTGGACTTGGCGCTACCAAGTAAAACATGATCTTAAACAACGGCTGCCTAAGGTTTATGACAATTGGGCCTCGCCCAATTATCAATTTCTAGTTCGACCTTCCTACGAGGACACCATACATAGCCTTGAGGGACTTGTCGATGCTCTTGATGCTAAGTTAATAACTAGAGTCGCCGCCGACATTGAGACTCGTCGAGGCCATATCGCCTGTATCAGTCTAGCATGGTCAGCCCGAGACGCCATATGTATTCCCTTTATGATTATTGCTGAGCCGCATCATTATTGGAATGAGGGGGAGGAAATCATAATCATTGGCTTAATGCGACAGGTTCTTAACCATCCTCATATCGAGTTGGTTGGTCAAAACTTCCTTTACGACGACCAATATATTGGTTTGTACTGGTGTACGCCTTGTAGAATCAGTAACGACACTATGATTAAGCACCATGTTGCTTGGCCAGGAACTCCACGGGGGCTGCATTACTTGTCCTCAATGTATTGTGGCTACCATAGATACTGGAAAGATGAGTCAAAAGATTGGCGCCCTGGTATGGGGGAAGAGCAACTTTGGGTGTATTGTTGTAAGGATGCTGTAACCACCTACGAAGTAGATATAGCATTAGATGAAGTGATCGACCAATTAAATCTCCGCGATCAGTATAAATTCCAAATGCGTCAATGGTATATGGTTAGGGATATGATGCTTCGCGGAGTGTTGGTTGACAAAAATCGTCGGGTAGCCGCCGCGCTTGAATTGGACGAGGAAATTCAAAAGCATCAAATATACCTCGACCGGCTAATTCCGCCTGACGTATGGCCGCGCGATCCGAAAAAAGCTTCGTGGATTCGCAGCCCTACACAACTCAAGCAAATATTCTACGATGTCCTAGGGCAAAAAGTAATTAAGAACAAGGGTAAGGTTACAACTAATGACACTGCGCTTGAGTTGATTGGACAACGGGAACCCTTACTTGAGCCAATAACAACTGCGCTAAGGGAAATTCGATCTTTGGGTGTGTTCTTCTCCACCTTTACTCAAGCCAAACTAGACCCTGATGGTAAGATGCGTAGCAGTTATGACCCAGCAGGAACTGAAACTTATAGATGGAGCAGTAAAAAGAATGCCTTTGACCGCGGCGCTAATATGCAAAACCTTCCAGAAGGAGTAGATGTAAATGAACAATAACTTCTTAGATACTGAGACACACGGCAAAATGGGAAAGACTTTCCCTGAGGGTTGCTTCCGCAACGACAAGATTTTAACCAGCGAGTATGTTGAGCGACTGTTTGAGGACGCTTTGACTATAATCCCCGACAGCAGCTTCGCCAACGACGTTTACAAGTGGTGGATAGAAAGAGGCTTCATTACTGAAAAGCAAGCTGTCGGCCTTGCAAACATGGCGCAGTGCACGCTTGATCGACAGCATCAATATCATACAGCCAACAGTGGTGCATGGGCAGACCTTGACTTTTCTTTCCTCGATCAAGTTGCTCAACATCTTCATGCCACTTCTCGAGCCAAGGGCTTTTACGAAAACGATTGGAATTTGGGAGAGAAAATTGCCCTTATGCACAGTGAACTATCCGAAGCTTTAGAAGCCAGTCGTAAACCAGTGGCCGTGCGCGTACATGACGAACACTGTCCTGAGTTCTCGGCTATCGAAATTGAGTTCGCTGACGCTATTATCCGCATCCTCGATACGTGCGCGTACATGAAGCTGCGCATCGGCGATGCAGTGAAAGCCAAGGCGAACTTCAATTCAACTCGTGAATACAAACATGGGAAAACCTTCTAATGACAGGCAAGACAATCGCAGGTAAAGCGTTGCATCAAATTGCTTCTCTAATTGACAACGACCGCCTACATCACCATGGAGATAAGCTTGAAAATCTCACCAACATCGCGGAGTTTTGGAATACCTATCTTCGGCAAGGCGGCTTTTTGAAAGATGAAGATGAGGTGTTACTTGACGCTGAGGATGCAGCCAACATGATGGAGTTACTTAAAGTCGCTCGCCGACTTACTGGTGCCTTCAACTCCGACGATTTCCTCGATGGTGCTGGCTACGCCGCAGTGGGGCTTGAATGTACCCAACGGCTAAATGCTGGAGAAGACCCATCGTAGCTCGAACCATCAATCTCCCGAACGTCAGGGAGTTCTTCATTCCGTCCCCAGGCTACACCATAGCCGAGGCTGATCTATCTGGTGCTGACGCGCAGGTTGTAGCTTGGGATGCAGGAGATGAGGAACTCAAAGCATTGTTTCGTACTGGAGTCAAAATCCACAAGCACAATGCCGAAGCTATGTTTGGTTCTAAAGAAGCAGCCAAGAAGTCTGTTTATCAACAAAACAAAGTCGCCGTTCACCTTACCAATTACGGCGGCAGCCCAAACGCCATGATGGCGGCTCCAACTATACATTGGAACCGAAACAAGTGTATGGAGTTTCAACGACGGTGGTTTGAACTTCATCCAGCTATTAAGGAATGGCACGACCGCATCCATATCCAACTTCAAAAAACCCGCACGGTGTCTAACAAATATGGCTTCCGTCGAGTTTACTTCGACCGCCCCGAACGGCTGCTTCCGGAAGCATTGGCTTGGATTGCACAGTCCACGGTAGCCGTATGCTGCAATACTGGAGCGCTTGCTTTGCACGAACGTGCTCCGTGGGTTCAACTTCTTTTACAAGTCCATGACTCAATCGTTTTTCAATACAAGACTCGTGACAAAGACAAACTTCCAGAAGTCAAACGCCTTCTTCATAACGTCATAGCTTACGACGATCCGTTAACAATTCCTTGGACACTAAAAACATCAACACGAAGTTGGGGCCATACAAAAGATGCTGTATGGTAAAACAACGGGCGGTGCCCGATCCAGACACCGCCCGGTATTTGAGGAGGTACTATGTCGTTTATTTACTTAGCATCACCATACGCAGACCCAGATGTTTGCGTTAGTCAGGATCGTTATGAAGCTGCGCTGCGTCATACTGCTTGGGCGTTGGAAGGATGGCAGACAACCTACTCTCCAATCACTCATGGGCATGTATTGTCTCGCAATATGGAGAGCCGCTATCCAGACGATTACCAATTTTGGCTGCACCACGACATAAACATATTGGAGCGCGCAATGGAGTTGCACGTTCTTATGCTTGATGGATGGCAACATTCCAAAGGTTGCATTATGGAGGTCGAGTATGCATTGTCGGAACTTAACATACCAGTTAAGGGAGTCATGTATCAATGTACGCCATCGGGTCTTGTATTCGTTAATCCAGGAGACCCACAACCTGTTTCGGTTCCAGATGCGGACCCACCAATAATCAAACCAGCAGTCGAAAAGCATCTTTACCTTGTCTCGTAATTTCCAGCATTGGCTTCATGCTTACGGTGAGTATACTCGACATAGTGAATCCCCTGATCTATTTCATTTTTGGACAGGGGTTTCAACTATTGGCGGCGCTTTGCGTCGTCAGGTCTGGATAGACCAACGGTTTTTTCAGTGGACGCCTAACTTTTACGTTGTGCTTGTCGGACCCGCCGGGGTTGCAGCAAAGTCTACCTCTGCCAAGATTGGTATGAGTTTGCTTGAGCGCGTTGATGGAGTTCACTTCGGCCCAAAGAGCATGACGTGGCAAGGCTTGGTTGTGTCATTGAATAAAGCTACTGACCTCGTTCCTTTTGGTAAGGGTATTGATGCTGAGTATACACCCATGAGCTGCGTAACTTGTGTCGTCAGCGAGTTAGGAACTTTCCTTCGACCTAGTGATAAGGAGATGGTTGATGTCCTTGTCGATTTATGGGATGGCCAGAAGGAAACATGGCGACGAGGCCTAGCAACCTCTGATGGGTATGAGGTAGAAAACCCCTGGATAAATGTTATTGCGGCAACCACGCCGAGCTGGTTGCAAGAAAACTTCGACGAGTCCATGATTGGAGGAGGTCTAGTTTCCCGTATTGTCTTCGTTTATGGAGACAAGAAGAAGATGCTTATTCCTTATCCATCAGAAGTTCAAAACCGTGAGGAACATGAAAAGATGGCTGACATGTTGGTTGAGGACTTGCAACAAATAGCTTCAATAAAGGGGGAGTACAAACTAAACGCTGAGGCTATTGAATGGGGAAGTGCTTGGTACAAAGATCATTGGGAGCGCCGCCCTGAGCATATGGCTTCTGAACGGTATAGTGGGTACTTGGCTAGAAAGCAAACCCATATCCACAAGCTAGCAATCGTTCTAGCCGCCGCGCAGAGAAGTGAACTGGTGATTAAAAAGGAGGACATTCAAGACGCAAACTTATTCATGTCCATGTTGGAGAAGGACATGACGACGGTGCTGCAGTCTATTGGGGTGTCTGAAAATGCTCAGTTCAGCACGGAGATCCTGTCCTACCTCAAAGTCTATACTGAGATGGAGCAGAATATATTATACCGCCATGTAATGACCAGTATGACTGTTAAGCAATTTGAGGAAACCTGTACAGGACTAATTAAAGGAGGGAAAATGCGGGTTATTCAGCGAGCAGATAAATTGATGGTGAGGATTAGATCGAAGAAGGCTGATGCTGCAGACCCACCCCCACTTTCTACCTAATCCTAAGATCTTCAACGTCGATCTCAGGAAACAGCCTATCAATACTCTTCGCTAACCGTCTCTCACGGCGTTGAGAAGGAATCCCAATTTCCCGAAGCCGACGATTACGCTCGCGGTTCTCACGACTAGCACGCAGTTCCTTAGGTCTGATACCCATTTCTCTAAACGGCACTTCATTATTAAAGCGTTTGATGGCAGCTATAATATCTTGTGCAGCCGCACGACTTTTGATCTCCATAGCATGATCGAATTGAGCCATCAGCATACCACGTTGGACCGCCCAGAACTTTCTGGTTTCCATCACCATGCTATCACGGTCCCATTTTTGGCTTAGCCTTGTCGGCGCAAACCCCGCAGCTTGTGCAACAATCTCAGCTAAATGATCAGGGTCACTCGCGTCGAACTCAAGCACGGTCGCGCTTTTAGAAGTTCGCTCTCGACCCTCGACATAAAACCGTCGAGCTTTCATTATGTTCCGCATTGCTCGAGGCACGGCGCGTTCCCACCGCTTGGCGTCACCATACGGCAAGCTATCATCCGCCAGAAACTTCAATACGTTTAGGCCAATTCCTAGGGACGCTCCTGCCGCATCAGTGGTTGACCGCGCAAACTTCTCCTCGAAGCTACCAGTTGGAGGGCCTAATTGAGCCACACCTGGAACAACCTGCCCCATGCTAATGTTGGCGCTCATATCGAAGCTCGGAAATGGAATACCTAACAAATCCGCTGCGGCGGGCATACCAAATCCAAACCTTGATGTGCCATGTAGGATTAGGTCAGCAGCAATACCACTATCGTCGTCCATCAAGTCAACCACGAACTCCCTTGTTATTTTCTCAATATTGACATCCTTACCTAACAACCGTCGAGAAGCCAATCTAACCATCGCCGTTATGTCTTCCGCTCCGGGAAGGCCCATCATACCCGCCGCGAATAGCATCATCAGCAAATATCTTTTGTTGCCCGGTGAGTATCGGGCGAACCAAACCATATTTTGCAGGAACATAAAGAATGTAAAGAGAACTCCAGTCCGCCCCCGCATGAACCGAGGCCGCGCCCACGACGCATACTCGAACTGTGTCTTTATGACGGCATCACGAGCAGCAAGGTAAGCAACCGCATCTTGGTGCGTGAAGTTATCTTGTCGAAGAGACTCGTATTCCAGCGCATTGGTACTTTGCAGCTCCGTCAAATATTTCGCCTCAGGGTTAGCTAAAGCCAATTCCCAAGCAGCACGAAACACTACACGACGGTTGATCTTCTCGCTTTGATGGAACATCCAGGCGCCGATATGGGCAAATTGCTGAATTTTTTGTTGGGCCATATTGCCCGGCAACAGTCGCGTCAAATTGGGATTGGCTACTGAAGCTAATTCTGTGGCTTGTGACTCATCAATGTAGCCCTGACTCATTGCACGGCCAACCGCCTTTAACAGTACGTCACTAACCTTGTCAGTCTTACCTTGATATAAATGGTGGATGCTGAATACAGCCTTACGAAGTGCGCCAACCGCTTTAAGATCAGTGTACCTACTAGCTAGGTAAGGATAAGCCACTAATGGAACTTGTGTGAAGTTCAATGCCGCGCTGGCTGGACTGAATCCAAGCCACCAAATAAACGCTAGTGACCTAATCGAAGCCCAATCAGGAGTCGGGTCCATAATTTCATTTAGGTGGTCCTGCACAAAGTCTCTCAGCTCTTGTCGGCGGTCTGTTGCAAATCCAGAATTTTCAAGCTCGGCCATCTCCCCAGTCATAGAGTTGATGGACTCTTGCAGCCTGCCCTTAAATTCAATACGGGCAAGATAGTTACTGCCATGCCAAAAGTAATTCGCGTAAGTCCGCATGGCGTCGAAACTGAACCCAGGAATGTTTTGCCTCCGCGATAAATTTTGGCGGAATGAAGCCGATGGTGCCCATCCCGCTATCAAATCGTCGAGCCAAGCTTGTTGTTCTTTGCTAGGCCGCAGCTTCGTTTTTAACGCTTTCAAAACTGAGGGCGGCAGGCCCCGAAAAGGCATGACCTCCTTAGGCATTTTGCCAACGCCTACAACTGCGGCAGGAAACCTTTGTTGCGCATCCTTAACAGCGGCCATTGCAGCTTTTTTTGTTTCAAACTGCTCCATGTGGATCAACTTGCCGCGGCGATCAGTAGAACTAGGCTTATGTCTTATGCTAAGGACATAATCACCAAACCTGCCATGAGGGAAGTAGGGTCGTGCTCGTAGTGCTTGCATTTCCCGTGCAAGACCGGCCTGTTTGGCTTCGCGGACATTAGGATCGGCAAAGGTTTCTAAAATGTCCCGCGTACCAACTTCCTCAATCTTATCCAGAATAAGATCAAAGTCCTCGCGGATGAGAAAGTACAACCCGAAAGCTTCTTCGTCTAAACCAAACTTGGCTTTAATATCAACCAATTCTTGCTCAGTCGGATGTCGGGGTGCCTCGTTAGTCTTAAGGTACTTCAGGGCGTCGATATGAAATATGAACTTTGCCAAATTATCTTGTTGCTTGGGGTGCAAAGCTCGCCATTGGCGTACACGCTCATCCGCAATCGACACCCATTTCATCTTGGCATTATACCATTGCCGAGCCAACTCAACATACTTCTGTAAGCTTTCCACAGTTGGGTTGAGCTGCGCCAATTGCAAAATATTAAATCCGTATTTGCTTACTCGGCCAATTCGGTCGATGGACTCCCTTAATCCTTTGGATTTCTTTTTGGGGATTTTAAGGTTATCAGTAAGCTTTTCAATATTGACTGATATAGCACTAGGTGCGCTATGTATATCTCTATCCGCAGCCGGTGCGCCCTCAGTGGATGGTTGGCCCTTCTTTGGTACAGGTTGAAATGCTCTTTCGTCTATAAACGGCCCTACGGCTCGCTGCTCCTCCATAAAACTATCAAGCCAAGCCTTAATCTCCATTTCCGGCCGAAAGTGGCTAGGCTTTACCTGCTTGAGGTGGAAAGTGCTGCGCAGGAGTCGGATCATCAAACGAGTAACATCATGGAAGAATTGCTCTACTACATCCAAAGGCTTGCGTGAGGTTGTGGCCCACCTCTGGAATTGTTCTGCCAAAAACTCACTGAAACCAAGGTAGTAGTCTGCGTCTACTGATTTTAGGGTCGTCAACATTGATTCCGTTTGGAGATCAGGCTTTATTAATAAGGCTAAACCATAACCATAAGCATCGCTTTGGAAAAGGGAGGTTGCTCGGGTTATAGAAAAGAACCCGCGTGTAGCATCGCCCTGTCCTCCCATCGACGCTCTGAGTAAAGACCTATTGTAGGCGGAAATAATTTTTTCCTTGATGCCAAGATCAAGGTCATTAAAGTGTTCGTCGAACACCATATGCCCAAACTCGTGTAGACCAGTATGCATGATGCGTGTGGTGTCGCGCAGCACGTCAACACTAATACTTATTATCGGGGCCTGTGGTATATTGTAGTATCTGCCATTTATGTCGTGCGTGCTGTGACCTGTTATCCTTCCAATATAAGTATTCGTTCCAATAAGCATTTTGCCCGTTGGATTAAATATGGGCATCAACTTTTGATAAAGTTTAGCAAGCTTTATCAAATTCCTCTTTGCTGCCTTATCCATGTTGTTAGCAAAAATTACATAGACCTCTCCCGGTTTGTGGTTATCAAATGAGTAAGTACCTTTCTTACCATTCGGCCCTATAGCCTGTAAGCCCTCCGCCCTACGATGGAAATCTCGAGGGCCTCCCATGCCCAAGGAGTCTCTCTTTATCATCAATCCTTGCACAAACTCATTTTCGCGCGTAATTCCACCCAGTAAAGTGAAGCTTTTTCCGTGAGCCTCAGAAGTGTGCATACGCAAGCCGTACCGTTTAGCCATAGTTGCAGATTTCGCCTTAGGCGATTTAGCTAAGTCGCGCATCGATTTTCCAAGCTTTTCCAAAAGCTGCGGTTGACTCAACTTCGCATTTTTCGGCGCAAGGTGCATTGGAAATATTTTCAAGAGCGCTTCTGCCTGAGCAGGTGTAATGTTTTTCAATTTCTCCATAAAGGAGTCGTCGCGGGGGTTCAAGTTATGGCCGCCACGGTGATGACCGCCATAAATAAATTGACGAAGCACCTCACCGCGATCCATAAGAATACGACCTTGTTTATCAGCAGCTAGAAAGGCTTTATTAGTCAAGCTAATGTTTTGCTCAAGGTCAACGGTATCTCTTGGTGTATCTCTCGTGACTTTCGGTGGTCCAAATACCAAGTCATCACCCCGCCCCACCATTTGCGACTTACCTTTGGTACTCGGCACACGAGCAACAGCAGTCGTGGCGTCGCTGACGGGCAACAATGATGGCTGCAATAATTCATTAAGCTCGCCTTGTTGTGAAAGCGTCATAAAGCTTTCATCAACAACAGGTGTTACCCGCAGTCCAGCTGCGTGAGCCTCAGCCAGGCTTCGCCGTGCCTTACGTATTAGTTTTTGTTTAGTGACCGGAGTTTCGCGGATTCTGCCAGTAGTATCAGCACGTTCCACTATAGCACTAACAGTATTTAATGTCCGCATCAACGATGCCTTAGTGGACTTTGACACACCAGGAGCAAAGGAAATTCTTGAATTGTCTAATGACAGCTCTCCGATGCCTGACAGATCAGTGGGATCAACAATAATATCATCAGCGGACAAAGCTCCTCGACGCACGCCTACAGGCTGCACAACTCTTCCTGCTTTAACATCCTCTTGTGCTGCAGCTTCCACCGCGCGGGCGCCAGCGTGAAATACTCGAATTTCGCTATAATTGCTAGTATTGAATGTTTCAGCCGAGGTATGTGGGCCTTGTTCAGCAGCCGGGAAATCTCCAGGTTCAGGTTCAGTTGGTCCTGCACCTGTTGGGGGTGGTGGCTCATCTATTGGAGGTGGTGGTGCACCTGTTGGAGGGGTCGGTGCACCTGTTGGGGGTGGCGGTGGCTCATCTGTTGGATCTAGACCCAACTCCAACTGCTTGGGTGGATCTAGACCCAACTCCAACTGCTCGGGCTCAGTTGGCGGTGGCGTTGTTGGATCAACTCTTGCCGGTCCAACAGCACCATCATCATCAGGCATCATGCGATTTTTACGGTAGTCAGACCTATATGTGGAGAGACCTCCCGCAGCACCGCCAAATATACCGCCCACAAGAAAACCAGCGGCGCCAGCTTCAAGCAATCTAGATCGTGTCTCTGGCCCCAAAAATTCATAGTTTTCATCGACGAAGTCTCTTAAAACAACATCTATGCTTTCCTGCGTGAGTTCTGTCGCAGCTTCCGTAATTGCCGCCCCGGTGAATCCAGCAGCAATTCTAGCTTTGCGAGTCTTGAAGGATCGGGCCTTGTCGAATATCTTATCCAATAGATTATCAGTTTGCCTGCTGGTCAGTCCAAACCGCCTGCTGACGGCTAAGGGCATAATCGTTTCAAGAGAGCCCTTAAGCAAACCGCCCCCGATAGCAAGTAGTGGCCGAATTTCTCCTGTAGCCTCAAAATGCTCCCGGGCTGTTTCGCCTGTTCCAAGTGTACTAGCCCCTGCAAGAGCGCCCGCACCGAAACCTCTTTTGGCGGCAGCTGGAGCCAATTTTTTCATCAGTAAGATGCCTGTTTGACGTTTAACAACGCGTTTCGCTATCAACCTACCTATAACGCCGCCAATTCCACCTGTACCGATAATACTAGCAACTACTGGAACGTTCTCACCAAGTGACCGAGCCGCCCACCGTGTGAAGGATTCTAAGTCCTTTGCAGCTAAAACTGCAGCAAAGGATGTCTTTGCGGGAATGTCGGCGTGGGTTGCCTCGCCCCTCTCAATCGCACGTTCAAGTAGATCAGTCTTACCCTCAAAGATGTTTTGAAAAACTCCCCCAGTGGCTAGGAACTCATTTATAACATTTTGCGCGCCACTGCTCAAACCCACACCTAACTCGCCAAAAAGCATACTAGGTTGATCAGGTAGTAAAGTTGTCCGTTTAGGAGGATTTATGTACCTATTAAATTTATCTATATCATCCCCTTTAGAAGGTGCATTCCGCGCAGTTATCCCAAAAGGGTCTTTTGCAAGCATATTACCAAAGGCCAATATATCGTCGTCGAGACTAGTCATCGTTGAGACCCCTTAATCCAATGCACCTAGGGCCTGAGCCGAAGGCACATCGGTCGTACGGCGCAATCGGTCGAGCTCCTTTGCTTCTTCCCGTGCTTCAAATGCTGGAATAGCCTGTTCAACAGCAGCTCGTCCGAATTTCTTAGTTACGGCCTGTATCAGTACCTGGTTAGATAGGATAATATCCCAATATGCTGGTGTGATGTCCTTCACAAAGTATATACCTTCCAGTGCGTCCCACCCCTGTGGATTCTCTCCAGTTGGAGTCGCAATATCAACATCGTGGGTAACCTTCATCAGTCGTGCAATAACCTTAGGATCATCTGGAGTCTCTGGCGTTATGGGGTCTTCGGCGGCGGGCGTTGTGGAGTCTGGAGTCTCTGGCGTCTCTGGCGTTATGGAGTCTGAAGTCTCTGTGGGCTCTTCGCCGCCAATTTCACGACGTCGGGCCTCCCAATATTCGATCTGGGCTGGGGTCATGGCAGCCAACTGATCCGTAGCCTTTTTGATGTACTCCTTTGCTTCCTCCAGTGTAATGCCTTGTTGTTTTGCCCACGTCTCCGCTCCGACACGGGTAGCCGCTTTCATCCTTTGATAAATGTCAAGATACCTCTCTTCCTCATCCTTTCGATTCTTAACTGAAGGATCAATCAACTTTGCCCAGTCCTCCCCGCCATAAGCCGCCTTGACCGAGTTGTAAGTATTTACTAATTTCGACACAAATTGTGCTGCAGTAGGCATTGTGTCGAAGAATTCGTTTCCTAATCTCGCAATCTCTATATCAAAGATAGATCTAAGGAGTTTACCTCTCTCAGAATTCTCCGCAATTTGATTGCGAGCCAAAATGTCCGCATGAATCCCTGCAAGCTGAGTCTCATTGTCCCGTCGTGCAATCTTCTCATTCGAGTCATAGCCAAGTTTCGCAGTGGTAGCTCTCTCCTTAGCAATTCTCTCATCGGAATTAATTTGAAGAATAAGCCGTTCCACCATATCAGCGTGTTCATCTTGGCGTATCACTCCATCATAGACAAATCTCTGTGCTGCAGCAACTGCAGTAGCTCTAATCTGCGCTTCGCTAAGGTCCTCAGTTGCCATTATCTGTGTTACGAGTCGATCCTTTGCGGCCTTAGCTTGTGTTTCAACAACAGTTAATCTTGTTGCTGCCTCTGTTTTAATCCCCAGCTCCCTAAGTCTGTTGGCTTCGTCAAGGGCTTGCTGACTGTGCGCTGTGGCTGCTTGTTCTCGCTCCTGCGCCGCGACTCTTCCAGCAGCCTCGCCACCTTCCTGTACGGCGGCGCCAATCTGAGCAAGAGGCGGCATACCACGAGCAACGGGTGGCTGCAAAGCAGAAGTAGCAAATTGCAGAAGCGCCGCCGCCACCTTTGGATCCTTAAGCGCCTCTTGGAAGGCACGTTTTCTACTGCCTAAGTCAAAAGACGGAGGTGCGCCACTAGGTACAGCAGCAGGCACAGCACCAGCAGGCACAGCACCAGCAGGTGGCGCAGCAGGTGGCATAGTTGGTGCTATTGATGGCGTAGTTGATGCTATTGGTGGCGGTGATTGTAGCGGAGTGGCCATTATGCTGCTCCCGTGATGAGCTGACCCAAGCTAGGATCGGGGAATCGTTTGTGTTCTAATCGCTGCATGTGAGGTTGCAACAAAGCTACAACTTGAGCCAACGCCTGTGGGTCAGGCCCGCCCCTTGGTGGATGGACAGCTGGGCCGCCGCCTGTTAAAGTATTAGAAGGTGAGTCACTGGGCTGAAGCACACCGAGACCTGTAGTAAGTGCAGCAAGTGCAGATGGGTTATAGGCTTCGGTTTCAGAAGGGGCCGAGGGCCAATCCCCGTGGATGTAATCGAACTCCCCTTCGTTTGATGGTGGGGGATAGCCGTGGATGTAATCGAACGCCCCTTCGTTTGATGTACCAGCCACGGGGATAGAGGGTGCAGGCTCCTGGGATACTTGCGGTACCGGGATGCTGCGGGTCGAAGCCAGCAGCTCAGCCACAGCCTCCAGATTCCCCTTTTTAAGCATCGGCACGAGTTCCGTCGCCAAAAGGCCCATCTGCGTCGCAATGGCGCCAGTTGGGTTGGCTATATTATCCGGCATATCATACGATGTCGAATCTGGCTTAGTGATACTAAAGCGAAGAAGGCTTTTTATAGTCTCCAGTAGCTCAGCTGTATTAGATTCTGCCATAACTATAACAACCTCGTTTAATTTAGCTTCAGAAGCCCTAAATTACATTCCAAGAGCTGCAAAGGAGGGAACGTCAAAACCACCAAAACCAGATAAGTCTGGAAGCGGAGCCTCAATACCAAGAGATGCAAAGTCAATTCCCGGTGCATATGAGGCCCCAGTTAGATCAACAAAAGGATTCGCCGGGGCTGCACCCAAACCACCAGCAAGCGCCACGGCCTCATGCACCGCTTGTGCTTGCTGCACCTTCTGCTGCTGGGCTGCCGCCAGCTCATGCTTCGCCAGCCGCTGTGCCTGCTGCTGCACCACCGCTTGTTGGTTCTGCTTCTGGGCTAGCTCTGCTTGTGCTGATGCTGTGGCTGCTGCTGCTGATTGGTCCAGAGCACGCGCCACTGCCTCCCTTTCTGCGTCAAACTCAAACGGTGACGGTGAAGGTGACGGTGAATAGCCACCACCTCCAACAGGCTCTTCCTGACTTTCGTCAAACATGTTATTATTATTATTACTAGAGAATAAACTCGCCAAGCCTTTCCCCAAGCCTTTCCCCAAGCCACCGGCTGCCCCGCCCATTTTGATGTACTCCTTTCCAATATCCCAAAAGCCTGCAGTCCGCACCGATTTAGGCAAGTTACCCCACTCCTCTGACGTCATTTCAGGGGGCAGCAAGTCATAATCACCCACCAAATTAAGAAATGGATCAGTACCGTTATTGGGGCCAACTGGTGCGGAAGGAGGAGTTGGACTCGGAGATGTCGGGGGAATATCTGGTCGCGGCGGCGGCGTCAGGATAGGCGGTCGAGGAACTGCACCAACCGTGCTTGACGACATCGGACCCCCAGGCCGCGAAACTGCCCCTATTGGCCCCTTCCGGGGTATTGATGGCAACGGCGCAAAGCTGGCCTTGGAAATCAAAGATTGCAGTCCAAGAAGACGAGGATCAACATGAGGATTAGGCATACAAAGCTCCTACTAAGGCTCCAAGTGTTCCACCAACTCCTGCACCGGCACCTGGAACGAGCAGGTTGCCAAGCATAGCACCCAGCGTGCCCCCACCCAAACCACCAGCAATCGGCGATACTTGTGGCGACGGTGCCGTCGATTGCGAAGTCGCTCCTCCACCTCCGATGCCGAAGGCTAGACTCGCTACATCCTGCGCCGCTGAGAACGGAAGTACCTGCTCGTTGACATACCTTTGAGCAGCTTCCGTAAGAAAGGATTGTTCCTTTTGCGCTCTAACATCTCCAACGCCCCCAATGACTTGAGTTGGCAAGAGGGCGCTTTTGATGAGTTCCGGTGATGCAAGTAACGCCTTCGTTTGCGCATCAAGACCTTGACCATAAGCAATGTTTTGAAATTGGGCTGCGGTGTCTCCAATTTGCCTGAGGTAGTCACGCGTGACGTTGGATTCAGCAACTCCTTGACGCGAACCACCAAGCTGCCCAGCTTGAATAGCCCCACTTCTAATCTGCGGTAAGGCAGTTTCTAAATAGTTCTCTGTGATCGGCCTAATTGCAGCTTCCGTGGCCTTTGCTAAAGCAGGATTGGTGGCTGTATCAAGCACCGGTCCCGACAAGAAAGCTTGCGCAGCCAACTGATTGTTAATTGCGGATGGCAACGTAGTAGCCGCTGTATCCAAAGCTAGATTCTGTGCCTGCAACTGTTGAGGGTTAAACCCTGTAACTGTTGACTCGGGATACAATACTGGAGGCTGATCCACGAACGCCTTGGCGCGTGGTATTACGGAACCAAGTAGTTCCTTTTGCTCAGGAGCCAGTAATTGCTGACTGGTTTGTGTTACGGTATCAGTACCGCCGCCGCCGCCGAACGACATATCAATGCTCCGTCAAGCCAGAAATATCTTTGGTAAGGAGTACCGCTTCCGTAGCGTATCTCCGGGAATTTAATTTTCGTATCCAGCCCATGCGGCCATTTACCTCACATCGAAATGCGCCTTGTCGCCGCCCCCATAACTCAAGTTGGTCCAGTGCTTCTAAGGACCGATCAAGGTCGCCGCCCCCAATGTAAAGTATCCTAAGAACCTTAACCCTTGGGTAATTGACTACCTCCGTCACCACACAAACAAGCACGTCAGTGCCATCCATCACAAGCCACAGATCGTACCGGCCAAGTTCAATCAACTTATACAAATCCTCAAGCCCAAAGAAAACTTCCCAATATTGTTTTCCCTTTTCAAACAAAGGAATTATGGACTCCCACAATTGAGGAAGCACATGAGGGGTCACCTTAAACAGCCTCGGAATATTATCCGAGTTTAACCCAAGCTGAACCTGAATATCCATAAAATCCTGCACCACTACCAGGGTCCCAATTAGACCCATCTGCATAAACAAGCAAGCCAGCTCGTGGCTTACTCGGCTCA